CGTTGCCCATCGCGTTGCGCAACTGTGCCGACTGCTGAAACTCCGCAGGGATATCCGTGTTGGCGAGGGCCTGCACTACGGCCGAGGGCTGCGCGCCGCCGGCCTGGGTGGAACCCGAGGTATCGATGGACGCGCCCGGCCCCGAATACGGGTTCTGCCGCTCCGTCCGGGCATAGCTCGCAGGCTCCATCCGAGCGCCCTTGTCATCGTAGACCAGCATGGGATCATCGATAGTCGCGCCGCCAAGTTCAGGCATGACCGCGCTGAACGCAGCTTCGGGCGTGGCAGCGGCCACGTCCTGCGGCAATTGGATGCCGCGGGCGATTGCCCCCACGCTGCGCGAATAGTTCGGGTCGGTCGCATACCCGGACGCCTGAAGCGCGGCGAGCTGCGCATCGAGGCCCTGAGCGCTTCGGAAATCGGAATAGCGAGGATTAGCGAGGATGAAGTCGCCGTATCCCCGCACGCTATCCGCCGGACTGCTATAGGCGCGGAAACTGTCGCGGACGCGCACCGGCTTGCCGTCGATTACCTCCGTCGTCATCATGCTGTTGCCGCCACCCTTGCCGTGGCTCTTGATGCCGAAGAAGTTGTTGCCCGGTGCGCTCTTGCCCCATCCCGTCTCCTGCGCCGCTTGGGCGACGATGATGCGGGGATCGACACCCGTTCGCTTGCTCTCTTCCATGGCGGCAGGGAGTAAGCCAGCGATGAAGGATTGCCGGTCCCCCGATAGGTCGACAGACGAACCGCCCGGCGCTGTACGCGCCGCCTCGTCGGCGGCATCCGTCATCGGGACAGTGCCTTCGGTGGCCGCGTCACCGCCGCCGAAACCCGCAATGGCCTTGTTGAACAGGCCGGTCGCCGCGGCGCGCCCCTCCTTTTCCTTTTTTTCGAGGCGGTTCGTCAGTATCCGACCGGCAAGCGCCTGGCCGACGGCCGAAAGGCCTTCACCGATATTCTGCGGCACGTCATTGACGGCGTTCTCCATGAGCGCTGCAGCGATGGCACGCTTGCGCTTCAGGCTTTCGGCCGTTTCCTGAGTATCGCCGCCGAAAAGGAATCCAACCATCAGTAAAGGCCTCCCTTGCGGCCGCCGAACATGTTTTTCATCGCCGTCATGAAGCTGGGGCGCTCACCGCCCGGCGCAGTCGGGAAGGCCGCGTTCCGCTTTTGCATGCGGTAGGCCAGTGCATCGCCCATCGCCGTCAACCCCTCTCCGACGGACTGCGGAGGCGACATGAGGGCGGAGACGACGGCACGCTTTTTGCGCGCCGCTGCCTGTTCCGGCGTTTCGTTGGACGGGATCAGAAAACTTTCCATCGGATACCCTTTGAATAGAAAAAGGCGCCCCGAAGAGCGCCCGTAGGTCTTGTCGTGGTGGCAATGGCTATGCCTCGACCAGCGCCGGCTTGATCAACTGCGCCAGCTTCGTCAGGCCCTTGGCCGTCACACGAACCTGCTCCGTGACCTTTTCGGAGCCATCGGCGCGGAGAACCGTCGTTACCTTGTGTTCCAGAAGGCCGGATTGCGTCTTGGACGAATAGCCGAGGTCGTGAGACGCCCCTACCCGCTTGTAAATCCAGCCATTCTGGCGAAGCCAGTTGAAAAGATCGCTCGGGCGCATCTGGAGCGCCTTGGCGGCGTCGGTGATGCAGAGCGAACCGTCAGCTTCCGAAAGCCGCTGCAACGCCTCCTGCGAGGGTAGAAGCTCCTTGACCTGCTTTTCCAGTTCCAGCGCCTTTTCGCTGTAGGTGAGCAGAAGGCCGCGAAGTGCGCCGGGGTCGTTGAGATCGACGGTCGGGCCGCTGTTGGCGATCCGGCGAAGCTCGGCCTCCATGGCGTTGAAGGCTTCGATATAGCGGAGCTTCCATTTCAGGGCCTTGCCGCCGGTGAAGCCCATGGCGAGAAGGGTGAAGCCGTCGCGGTCCATATCATAGGAACGGGACCGGATCGGCGCACCGCCGCTCGGGTTCGGGCGCTCGCTGACCGTCTCCTTAAAATTCAGGAGACGCAATTTCGGCTCCTGCTGGATCAGGCCGTCGATTGTCTGCATGACATTGTCGTGCCGCTTGTCGAAGAAAGCCCCGACATCGCGGCTATTGGCGAAGACCTCGCCGTCCTTCGTGAAGACGACGGGATTGCGCTCGGCATTCATCGGTGTCATCTGTGCATGCGTCATTGCCTATGTCCTTTCCGAGGTTAGGCAGTGGAGCTAGCCATCGCGGAAACGATGGCCGGTGGACGCGACAGCGGGGCCGGTTACGAGGCCAGAACCCCGCCGTCGCGGATCAGGCGACATTGCCGCCTAATTCTTAATTTCCGTTAACCATTCAGTCAGACGTAATCCACAAACCAGCGGAACTCCTCGCGTCCGATGGTTTCCGCCGTTGCGTAGATCGCGACGGCATGACGGTGAGGCGCCTGTTTTTCGTCGGGGCCACCCAGCACATATTTGAGTGGGCAAACCACGTCGTCTTTCACTTGAATCCTCCAGCCGGGATGCATTTCCTGCATCGCAGCTTCGATTTCCTTCATGGCCGCGGCAATACGGTCCTGGGGACTGGTCGGCCGCAGATCGCCGGAGGCTACGGCGGTGTGTGCAGTGGCGGCGAGAACGAGGCCACCTTTCAAGACAGTGCGCCGGTCCATCACACGATCTCCGGCTTCGGGGTGACGCGGCGATCATCGCGAAGATCACGGATCATGATGAACCGAACTTCATGGTCGATGTCGATCCGCCATTCACCGCCGTGGATGCGCTGCATGACCTCGGCGAGATATTCCGCGGCGGCGCGAACTTCGGCTTCAGCGGCAGCGGCAGAGAGAGCGGCCTTCACGATGGTCGTATGAATTGGACGAGCGCCAGCGCTCATGGTACTACGCGGGGTAGCCATACCTGATCTCCCTATGATCGGGTTTCGGTTAGGCCGCGTCCGGTGTCTCACCACCTTGCGCGGCCGAATTGTTTATGACATCATAAAGTCATGACGTCAATAGATAACACTAAAAAGTCAAAAATCGGCCGCCCCTCGGTGGATACCGAGGCGGTCACACTTCGGCTGTCTCGCGACACCATAGACCAAATCGACCACTTTCGGCGCGGAGAGTCTGACCTACCTTCCCGTCCGGAAGCGATCCGCCGCCTCCTCGCGCGTGTATTGAACGAGACAACCCAAGCCAAGTTCTCACAGAAAAAGTAGCCGTATTCTAAAGGACTGGTTTGCCAGCAATGGCTTAAGCCGCCGCCATGTCCTTCCCCATCGCAAACAGCCTGCCGTAGTGGACGCGCTTGACGCCGTCGTCGCCGGTGACAACGGCATCGGGCCGCTTCTTCTCGACCTCCTGCGCCATCACGCCGACATGGCGCTTGCCGTCGTCGAACTTGCCGCGGTAGCTGTACTCATAGACGTTGTGGCCCATCAGCCGTCCGGCCTTCCTGACGTCTCTCTTCACTCGGCGATCCGATGCGGTGATCATTGAAGCGCCGAGGCCGAAGAGTCCGCCGAGGACGTTGTTGCGCGCCGCCACCTGCTGGTTATAGGCGCCGAGGCGCTGATTGTAGTTCTCGTTGACTAGGCCGGCATAATCGACCGTCGGCAGGCTCGGCTGGTTCGTCCCGGCCCCGAACGTCGGCATCTGCACCTGCGAGCCGGACATGAGCGCACCGATCTCGTTGAGGGGCTGATTTCGGGCCGTGAGGGCTTCCTGCACGGCCTGCTGCCGACCGTTCAGCAGCAGCGATGTGTACGCGTCGTTCGTGCCCTGGTCGAAGTTGCGCATTTCCCGGTCAAACGCTTCAGACCCGGCTTTGATGCCCTGATTGGCAAGGCGCGTGCGAAGAGCCTCGTCGCGTTGAGCGATAACCGGATCGAGGCGCTGGCGACCAAGTTCGAAAAGGTGTGCTTCAGTCGCCTCGTTGCTGAGGTCCACCGGCTTGTTGAGGTAGTTGCGCAGGAAAGCCGTCTGCTCGTTCGCGATGGTCCCGAGGTTAAGACTTGCTGCGTCCGACTGGTTCTTGATCGCCTGTTGCGCGTCGGAAAGCGTCGTGTGCTGCTCGTACTGCGGAATGAAATAGCTGACGCCGCTGGTCGGATCGGTGAAGGTCCGGCCACCGTTCGTCGTATAGGTGACGCTACCGTCAGGCCCATACTGGTTGACGTTTTGCAACTGGGCGTTCGAGAGAGCGGTCGCGACATTTGTCCCAGTTTGTGCGGCAGCCGTCTCTTTTGGGTCCGGCGGAGCCGGAGACTTTGGTTTTCCCACAATTCTATCCTTTCGTGCTTGTATGTACACGATAAATTTGATAGATTGCCGGAATGAAGATCACCGACATCTACAATTTCTACGAAGTCGACCAGAACGGTTGCTGGAACTGGACCAGGGCCACGAACAAGGGATATGGCGTCGTGAATGCCATGAACCGAACTTTCAGCGCTCACCGCGTCTCATATGAATTATCAATTGGCCCCATCCCAGAAGGGGCGAGCGTCTGCCACAAGTGCGACAACCCGGCTTGCATTAACCCTGACCACCTATGGCTAGGCTCCCACGCGGAGAACATGGCCGATATGAAAGCGAAAGGCCGCGGCGCAAAGCCACCTGTTCACTACGGGCAAGATCATTGGCGCCATCGGCAACCAGAGAAGGTTAAGCGCGGCGCAGAAAATCCAATTGCCAAGCTCACCGACGAGCAGGTGATTGAAATCCGACGAGCCTACATCGCGGGAGAAAAGCGCGAGGACATCGGGCCTCGTTTCGGTCTATCTCCAGTCTCCGTTTCAGACATCACTAGCGGCAAATCATGGAAGCACTTGCTAGGGGTAAACGGAGCGCCATCCCTTGCTGAACTGAAAGCTCGCGCAAAGGTCAGTCAGAAATCAGCCTCCAAAATCACACAAGAGACAGCGACCAAGATCCGCCGCAGGCTCGCCGCTGGAGAGATGGGCAAAGACCTTGCTGTCGAATTCGGTATTCACAAAGCCACGATCTCCGACATCAAGCTTGGGAAGATCTGGGCCGATTGAACTTGTTGGACCGCCAAGCTTCATCCGTCAGGACGAAGACGTTTTCCGCTTCATCCCGGCCGCGCAGGCGTGGAATGCGGTATCTCTGGAAACCATAGGCCGTCAGCATGCGGTGAAGAGCCCCGTCACGGTCGGAAACCCGCATTACAACGGCCTGGCAGTCCCATTCCTTGAAGGGGATCGAGAACATTACGCGTAGGGTCTCACGGGTCAGCCAGCGCTTGTCCGTGCCGGCGCCGGAAATCTCGATCACCCCGGCGTCGGGCTCCCAGTTGTGATAGATCATGCCGGCGATCAGCGTGTCGCCATCGATGACTGCGAGCGCCTGGCATTTGCCGAAATCCCTGCGCTTGTTCGGCCAGATCAGATCGGCCACCCACTTTGCAAGGTGCGGCCGGTCTGCTGGCCCTGCGATGGCCCATGTGATCATACCATGAAGCCCCCGGGCTCGAAGAGAACGTCGAACGTGACGAGTTCCGTCGTCGGCGTCGGCGACACGCCCATCGTCACCTGCACCTGAGGCATGAAGGCCTCGCCGGAGCGGCCAATTGAAACCCATTTCGTCGTCACCGTCAGTTCGCCGGCACCATCCCACCGGGCCACGTCCCAAAGCCCCGTATCCCATGTGTCGACCGAGAAGTTCGCCACGGATGGGGGCGCGGTCGGAAGCGTGACCTTGTAGTTCACCGATACTGAGATTTTCGGAATGAACGGAACGTCAGAGAGGAAGACGGCGCGCGCAGACTGGACGGTCTTGAACTGCCCCGGCATCTTCAGCGTATCCGGCAGGCCGACATAGGTGCAGACATACGGATCGCCGTTGTCGGAACCGCCTATTTCCATTTGATGGATCGTACCGTCACGGCGCCCGAAATAGCCGTTATCGCCGAAAAGGGCGAGGCACTGCGTCTCCCATCCCGTATATCGGCCCCACGCCCCTGTTTCGAGGTTGGCGACATAGCACACTGGCAAGATGCCATCGTCGGGCACCGGGAGCGACACCACCATCATGTTCATGGACGGCCACTTCATGATCTCCCACGGTAACGTGGTGCGGATCCGGACCTCCTTTTTCCATGCAGGACCAATGTTCCGCGTCACCGCTGCGAGATCGAGAGCCGCAGCGTCCTTGTTGACCGCCTCCGATATTGGAACGATGCCTTCGCGCACCCCGATCAAGAGGTCGCCACCGGCCGACATGGTGGCATTCGGCCCCATCGGCTCGGTGATCTTGTAGACGCCGACCTTCTGCCAGGAGTTAGCGTCACTCGGGTCTGATCCCTGATAGACAGCAACCTCGCCCTCGGTCGAGACGAAGACGCACTTGTCGTCGAGGCCATCGCCGGAATCGAGCGACCACTTGCCCCCGAACAGAAGCGAGCCACCTTCCTGGAAAATCCCCGCCAGACTGAACTCGGTCAGCGCACCGTTGATGGAATCGACCGGCAGGTAATAGGCCGACATGGTGTTTTTGCGCACGTACCACAGGCGGTTCGCAAAGGACCAGACGAAGGATAACTCCTCGGGTGAACCGAGGCCGGTAAATGCATGATCCGCCCATGTCGAAGCGTCATAGAGCTTCGGCATATCGGTTCCGTTCACCACGGACAGGTAATTGCCGCCCGCCGTCCCGAACTGCGCGGTCGAATAATATCCGGACGTCTGGCCCGTCACGTCGGCCGTCGGGATGGTGTCTCGATCAGCGACCGCGGTGATGTTGAAGATGTTGTTCGCGTCGGCGGCAAAAAACTCCTGAACCTCGCCGCTCTTGAAAGTCCACATGCGCGTGACGGGGCCTTCGGATATGGTGGCGTACTTTTGGCTGCCGCCGCGCACGCGAGCGCCTGTAGCCGTCGGCAAGAAGTTGTCGAGGATCAGTGCACCGCCCGGCCTGGACGCCGCCAGGGGCTCGTTCGCGATCCATCCGCGCACCGGTGGCTTGAAGCTGCCGGGCCGCGTCTTGAACTGCGGTGCGCTTCGGCGCTGCTTTTTCGGCTGGAAGGGCATCAGCTGCCCACCGTGTAAGGGAACGCGGTCTTGACGTCACGGAAGCCCTTTCGGCCGTTGCCGCTGACAACTGGCTTGGAGCCGCCGTCATTGTTCATCGCGGTGTAGAGCGCCCTGTTGAAGTTGTCCTCGTCGTCGTCGCCGATCTGACCCTTCTGGCTGCGCCATTGCCAGATCATGCCAAGTTCCAGCGCGCGCTCGGAGAGTCGAAACGCGTCATCGTCGGCGGTGAAGAACTCCTTGTTGGAGCCTGAAGCCGGCTTGACCGCGTTCTTCGAGATATAGAAGAACTTGACCGTCTCCGCCTGCGCCATCGCCGGCAGGATATGTATCTGGCCGCCGTAGATAATCCATTGGCCCGTCGCGGCGATCACCGGCACCGCCTGGAGTTCGAGCCATGCATCGGTGCTGGGCACCTGCTCCAGAGACCACGACCACCTGCTCGACCACATCGACGCCTTGGTTGGCATGCGGGCGTAGTCTTGCGGCAGATCGAAATCCATGGACGCGCCGTCGCCGGTCAGAGTCGTTTCCGCCTGGAGCGCCTGCCAGTCGAATTCGGCGTCCCTGATGCGGATCGCAACCTCGTTCGCGACCCGCATCATTTCCAGCATATCGCGGTCGGTCGACGCCGCGACCTGATCCGGCTTTGCAAGGCCGACGACAAGGCAGACGTTCTGGACGACCGACAGGAGCGTCATTCAGGCGGCCTCGGCCAGCAGGGCCTTGAGCGTATCGACGCCGGCCTTGTGGTGATACTTCACGCCCTTTTCGTCGAGCTGCCTGCGCAGTTCGTCGAGTTCACTCGACCCGCCGCTCGCCTTTTCTTCGAGCAGCGCCATTGCGGCGCTAAGCTGCTCCCTCTGTTCGGCGAGCGCGGCCTTGAGCGTTTCGATCTCGTTGTCGCGTTCGACTTCGCGCAACGCATTTTCCGAGACCTTCATGTTCTCGATGAATGCTTTGGCCTGATCGCGGAGGCCGCGGACATTCGGTAGCCTGATACGCTCCAGCATGCTTTCGCTGAGGTCGCGGACATCTTCAACCGTGCGAACATTGTAGCGCTTCAGTTCTTCAGCCATCGCCGCGGAGACGCCCGGCCACTGAGAAAGCGGCGTGCCGCCGACAGGCAATTCGTGACCGGATTTCCACGCGAGATATGCCGGTTCGATGGCTGCCCATCTCGCAGCCATGAACATATTCTTTTCGGCCATCTCCGGGTTGATCTCGGCATCATCGGGCCGGATATGCCGGATTCTCTCAGTTGTGCTCGACCCGAGCGGCGAGTGAGAGGGGCAATAAGTCACCCAATCTTCTTCGACGTTTGCCAAAACGCGCTTGCCTTTGGCATCGAGTTTGAAGCCCCGATCATCTACTTCGTCATTGAGGGGATCACCCTTGATCGGGCGCCGTTCATACGTCTGGTGGAATCCGATAACTCGGACCAACTGCTTTTCGCCGTCAGCCATGGTAATTTCTCGCTTGTTTGGAAGGTGGGTAAGAAAGAGGCGGCCCGAAAGCCGCCTCTTGTATTTGTATGGACCTCTCCGAAAGGATCAGTCCGGGCACGTGAGGAAAACGATCTTCGCTGAAGCGTCGACCGCATAGCCGGCCACCGGATCAGTCACGGCCGCCACGACGTCAAGCGTGCCGTCCGTGGCGCCGGTGGCCGTCAGCG